ATCCGAACGATGAGATCCCGATGGATTTCGCTCCAACTGGAACAGTGGGCTTCGGAGCATTCCTACCGACTGTATTATTAGGAAGTCAGGGCGTTACGTTGACGGATAACAGCTTCTTTGGCTATTTCCTTGAGGATGGCATAGTAAAGAACTTCCTCGTTGAGAAAGATGTCACAGAACCAGAAGTTGTGCCTGTTGTGGAAGTGCCGAAAGATGAAGTACCTGCAGGGTTTGTGTCGCATACCCTTACAGAAGAGGACGTAAAGAACAACCCAGAAATTGGAAAAGTAGGAGATGAGGTTTTTCTTCCCATTAAAACTGAGGCGGTAACGCCACCAGCTATCACTCCCGTGGTTGCAGTAAGCAACGAAGACGGTAAAGAGAGTGAGAAAGCAAACGAGATAGACCGCAAGCTTATACAGGCGACTGTAAAAAACTTGCAGGATATATGTCGTGAGCTAAACAAGAAGGAGGTGAAAATTTTATGATTGAAGAAAAAGAAATGACGCTTGAAGAAAAAGCAAAGAAAATGGCAGAAGTTGTGAAGTCGGAATTGGGACTGGAAAGCCTCAAGAACGATATTCTGTCTGCTATGGACGAAAAGTTTGCTTCTCGTGAAAAGTCTTCGGTAATGAAAGTTTTTGTAGGTGAAGATACCCAGAAATCGGTAGACGAACTTACATCTGACGAAAAGAGCAAGGCATTTGCCCACGCCCTTTTTACAGGTAACCAAGTTGCTTTGAAGGCTCTCTCGGAAGTAAATGCTGACGGTGGTTTCACAATACCTCAGGACTTTTACAATTCCTTGGTAATGGAAATCGCAGACGTAGCTCAAATGCGTAGTTTGGTAACCGTTGTCCCGATGAAGACTAACGTGCTTACTGTCCCTGTTGGAGAACACGGGCCAGATGTATATTGGACTGCAGAAGGTGCAACCAAATCAACCACGACTATGGACTTTCGTCAGCCGACTATCACTGCTTACAAAATGGCAGCTATCATTTATCTTACAGACGAACTCATTGACGACTCAGCTTTTGACCTCGTGAATGTACTCGTCAAGCGTTTCGCAGACCGTATTGCTATCGAAGAGGATAAGGTTATCATCAACGGAGCAGGAACTACTCAACCAGTTGGTATTTTTGTCAACTCAACAGTAGCTACTCGTTCTTGTTCAGGTAATCTCTCATTCGACAACATTCTCGACTTGATCTACGACCTTCCAGTGAAGTATCGTGCAGGTGGAAAGTTCTTGGTAAACCCTGAGAACGTACGAGAATTGCGAAAACTGAAAGATACTACAGGTCGCTATTTGTGGCAGGACAGTATTGCTCAAGGACAGCCAGCGACTATGATCAGTTACGGTGTAATTGAAAGTTACTGGGTGCCAGTTTCTCAAATTGCTTTTGGTGACTTCAAGACAGCTTATTGGTTGGGTGACCGCCAGAAGATGACTGTGAAAATCACTAATGACACTGAAACTACTTTTACTCAAGACAAAACGGCTATCCGTGTTGTTGAGCGTATTGGTGGGGACGTTGTTATTGCAAATGCAGTTCGTAAACTGATAAACATTCCTTAGTTTCCAGTCCTTGTCCCTGTATCTTTCGGGGACGGGAGAATGTAAATTAAAAACTCTATGAAAATACGAATAACTCGAGGCTACACAGACGGAAAGAACCACTACAAAGTTGGGGACGTTTTGGAAGTGAGTAACAACGTGGCATTTGGACTTATGGAACGAAGAATGTGTGTTGCCCACAAAGATATTCTGAAGGTAGACTTCAAAGAAGTAGAAGCACCTGCAAAAGATAAGATGATGAGCAAAAATCGTAAGACGGTAATCACAAAAGCAATATGAACCTCGTAGCCTATGCACTGGTAACGCTTGAAGACACAAAGGTTTTTCTTAGTATTGACAACAATTCTAAGGACGACCTCTTGAAAATGCTCATAAATATGGCGACTGACTATATTGAGAGCCAAACTGGACGACGCTTTACCTCAGACGTGCATACGAACGAAACTTATGACGGAAGTGGCTCGCACCAAATTCAATTGACAGGCTTTCCCGTTGTTTCGTTTACAAAGCTCGAGGTGAATAACGCTTCAGGAAATGTAGACGATTGGAAAACAGTAAACACGAGCGACTATTGGGTGGATAATGAAACAGGTGTTGTCACAAAGATGAGCGACTTCGCAGACTTTACGGAAGGAACAGAGGACGAAAGCGACCTGAGTCAAGTTATTTTCAACCGAGGAAAGAACCGCTATCGTGCAACATACACTTCAGGACACGCCACAGTGCCGTATGACCTTCAATTCGCTGCTATGACACTCGTTGGACAGATGTATAACACGAAGGGTGGAAGCGGTATCAAGAGCGAAAGCCTTGGCGACCACAGCATAACGTACCAAGACATAACTGAGGTAACAAGTGGAGGTGGAGGTATTCTTGAGGACGTTCTTTCAAAATACCGAGATGTCCCACTCGCCAACTAAATGAACATATTTTTTGACAAAGTGATCAGTGTCTATAAGTTGGAACAGACCTCGGGAAATAAGCAGAGTTACACCACTTGGACAACCACGATAGAAACGACTATACAGCCCCTAGGCGACAGCAAAGTTGCGAGTGGGGGTGGAAGCTTCGGAAAGATGTTCAAGCTCTATGTGGACGTAGATACGAATATAAAAGACGGTGATAGATTGAAAGACAAGGACGGAAATTGGTACGAAGTGGTAGCAGGCGGTGTAGAGAACAGAAATGACGGTTTCATCGCTGACTATATGGGAATAACTGCTAAGAAGGTGAACTATAATGTCTAATGTAGCAATAACGATAAAGAATGGAGAGAAAATAGAGAGAGCCTTCAAGAATGCTCCAGCCGAATTGGCTCAGGCAATACAGAAAGCACTCGACCAAACTTCAGGAACGACACTCGGAGCAGTGAAAAGAGTCATCTACACTGGAACAGATATGTGGAAATCCCCTGTCGATACAGGGAAAATGGTTGGAGGGATAACGATTGCAGAGATGTCACCGATGAGAGTTGTGATAAAGCCGAATATCTCAGTCACTCCATACGCAGTATTTGTCCACGAAGGAACGAGTAAGATGACCGCAAGACCTTTCCTCGATATAACGGTGAACACAGAAGGGAAGAACATAGCAGACTTTTTCAAAAGAACACTCGATATGTTTGTTGTAGAGTTAGCAAATAAGATGAAATAAGACAAATGAGTTTCATAAGCATAAAAGCAAAGCTAAAAGCAGTTCTGAAAACAATCCCTACGATTGCACAGGTTTCGGACTACCCGACACAGGACTTCTCAGGTTTTCCTTCCGTTATGATCCGTACGAACGGGAACACAAGTGTATACGAAACGACAAATGAAAATGATGAACTGTACTCCTTCTCGCTCTTTGTCTTTCAGATTATAGAAGGAGCGTTTACAGCAGAGAAGGCAAGGAATATCCTTGAGGAAGAATGTGATATTATTCGGGACACGTTTGACAGTGATGAGTTTCTCAACGGGATAGTGTTGCCAGCAGGTCGAACACTACTTGGAGTCAGACCGACAGTAAGCAAAATAGGAGAAGATGACTCAGGAAAGTATTGCGTAGCAGAGATAGAGGTAGCAGTACGAGTGAGCAAGTTTGTATAAATATAACTCAATTTTAAGAAAAACATTATGGCTAAGTTTGTGGGTCGGAGAGTGCCAGTAGGAATAGCTCTCGAAGCAAGTAGAGGAACAGGCGTTGTGCCAACACACGTATTGGCAAAAACAGATTATTCTCTTGACGACAAAGCGAATATGGCAGTGAGTGGAGAAGGTATCGGCTCAATCTCAGGAAAGGGCAATCTCGCAGTTGTAACAGCGAAGTTTTCAGAAGGTGGAGTAGACTTTGAGGCAGAAGCAAAAAGCCTTCCAATTGTATTGAAGGCTGTATTCGGTGGACTTGCAACCGCAGCTGCTGGAACAGGGTATAAGCAACTATGTCGCTTGTAGAAAGCAATCAACACGCCACATTGAGTATCACTCTCGATGATCCGAATGGTGATGTTCGTTTCTGCGGTGCTATGGTAGACACCTTTGAAATGAAGATAAATACTAAGGATATTGTGACAGCCACAATGGGTATCAAGGCTCGTGCTTCTGACGACACGGTGTATTCAGCTGTACCAGTAGCAGGGTACAAGTGGGTAGGACGTGACTTGGTGTTCAAGGTTGCTGACGCTATCGCTGGACTCGCAGCTGCTACCGCAATCTCCTTGAAGGAACTTACTTTCACGGTGAACAAGAACACGGACTTTGACTTTGTGCTCGGAACACTCGAGCCAGAGGATATTCTCAACAAGCAAATCACGATTGAAGGAAAAATCACTCTGAACTATGAGGACAGAACGTGGAGAAACTATATGCTCAATGGAACGAACAAGGCTATTGGTATCACACTTTCACAGTCCCGAACTCTTGCAGGTGACCAACTCCCGACTTTCTACCTTGAGCTTCCAAAGTGCTACTTCTATTCTTGGGAGGCACAAAGAGGAAATGACGAAATCGTAGGGCAGACGTTGAGCTTCTCAGCACTCTATGATATAACAACTGCAAAACTTATTTCAGATTGCTATGTAATAAATGATGTAGTGAGCTACTAACTAACATAACTAACACGAGGGAGTATGGAACGAGCAACACGACAATTCAAAACGAGCTTCGGCTCTGAAGTAACAGTGAAAGAGTTTTTGACCGAGAGGGAGAACCGCCAGCTTATGGAAACCCTCTCTGGTTCAATCACGATAAATGCAGAAGGGAAAGCTGAAAGTTCTGCGAACACGGGAACTTTTTTGAAGTATCAAGATGAAATGGTAAATCTGTGGCTTATGAAACTCAATGGGTACACAGAAGGAATAATCAACCTTTTTCTTGAGCTACCGCGGGCACGTAATCAGGCAATTTCGAGTCACCTCGCGCTTCCAGAAAAGAAATGGCCGTGATTAAGTTATCAGCAATTTCCAATGTGAGTCCGTGGGCTGACAACCAAGCGGGAGATTCATATTTAGGCATCTACACGCGTGTGAGAAACAGCGGCGAATCACCTTCTGAAACCTATCACGAAGCGCGTGATACAGGGTTGAACAACCATCCGACGCTTGAAAACCCTTCAGTTCGGCTACTTCCGCGATGAAAACACAAGTGCGCTGCAG